TGGATTGTGCATCGTGGTCATTTTGTATACACAAGTACATACGTGTAGGGTTGTCATCTAATATTTTTACCCATGATTGGTCAGCAGGTAAATTTACTATTTTAGCTGTTAAACTGGCGTTATGTCCTCTCATTGTATACTTTCTGCCACCTCAAAGGGTAGGTCTTTTAATAGGTTGTCCATAGGACTTTCTGCCATAATAGCGTCAAGACTAGCCCCATTGTCTTTTAAAAACTTGACAGCTACTGATAGTTCTGATGCTGTAGCTTCTCCACTACGTACACGTAGCAGCAACTCTTGGGTCACTGCTTCATGCAAAATATCCATCTGTTGTTTTTGTGTCATAGCCACTCTCCAATTAAAATTCTATCTTAGTGCCTGACCCACCACCAATAGGATATACTTCAATAGAACCTCTTGAAGCTTCTCTTAAATCTCCTGTAACACCATGCTTTTTCATTATCTTTCGTACATCAGCAGGTTTAGATTTACCAGAAGCCCAAGAATGTAAACTGCGGTCTATTTCAATAATAGCTGATTCGCTAAGACCTACCTTTTTCTTTATCTTTAAATCTTTCTTAGCTGGTTTCTTAGGTGCTTGTTTCATTGCCATTCTCCTGTGCGTATCTGCTCAGTGACATCTACAGCACGTTGACCTACCTGTTCAGCCCAACGACTTTTAAGAAACTCGTCTGCTGCCATATCGTATTTTTTTCCCTTTAGCAGAGCCATTGCGTTTACGAATTTGGAGACTGTTCCTATCCCTACGTTGAAGGTGAAGTTGATAAGGGCTGCGAAACGTACCTCGTCTAATTCCAACGTCCAAGGGAAGCGTTCTTTCAGTTGGCCTACTGCCCTCTGTATGTCGTTTTGTAACAGTATTTCTGCTTCCTCTTCGGAGATACCTACGTCTTCCAGATTTCTCCCAACGCCTATGGTCAACTTGTCTGATGTACATTTGTATGGTGTTAGCTTAATGCCCTCATGTCGTTTTAGTTGTTCAATCAGTTCTGTCATTGTGACTTATTTCCATCTACCAGTATTCTGCTCTAATATAAGTTTCATCTTAGCTAGTTCAACTTCTAACTCTTGTACCCTAGCTACTGTATCCTGAACTGCTTTAGGTGGTTCAAAATCATCAATCCACGTATCGTTCTCTTCAACTTCTGCCATAGTTAGCTCAAGATTATGTTCTAAGAAAGATATGCGTTCTGTCAAACCAAAGTATACCCAAACAGAAACAGCAGTAAAAGCAATCATACTAACTAAATTACGTAGTGGAATAGTTATCTCACTACCCTCGTTTAATCGTGTCACTGCCTCTCTTGGCATCGTTATAATCCTCTTTTATTGGAGATTTGTATGGCACTCTTCTTTTTCTGTTTTTTAATCTACGAAAATCAAAAAACCTTTTTAATCTATTTCTTCGTGCCTGACTAGCTGTTGTTCTTTGTGAGTGGTCAAATACCATTTTACTTACTATTTATTCTATGAACAATGTTAATTGCTGTATTAATCCAAACACCTGTTAAAACTAGTAGGTGTATAATTAGTTCAACATGGGTAATATCCAATTTTTATATACCTCTCCTGCACAACCACAGTATGTGTTTAATATAGCCATTCCCACTACGTAGCCTAACCATATTACTACAAGCCCTGCGATTGGATATATTAAATACTTCACTTTTTACCAAACATCTTTGTTGCACCCTTGATGCCAAAGCTTGCTGATACAATTACGCCTAGCGTATATTTGTACCAATCTGGTGTCATAGCAAGAGCTTCAAAACCACGTTCTACATACTCTACAGTAAATGGCAAAAAGCAGAGCAACAGAGGAATGGAAAACAAAATTGTTAAATACTCGTCCTTCCAACTTCCGCTAGAATTTTTTTGAGCAGCTACATCCCAATCTATTTCACCAGCTATCTGCTTTTCCATAATAGTTGTTTCAGCTTCAATCTGTACTAGCTTCTGCTTTGCTTTGGCTTTCTTAGTTTCTACATAACCACCAATAGCATCAGAGGCAACACCCATCAAACCTTGTACAAGTAAATTTATCATGTTGCCTCACCTTTACTTTCTAAACATTTGTATTGAACAGCAAGCATATGTGGTAGCTGACTTGTAATGTCAGAGCTTAATTCTACTGCTCTTATCATACATTGTTCCTGCGTGTCATGCAAGCCTCTTACATCTTTTAAGGCCACACATTCTTTTGTTATCACGTGACACATAAGTACAAATGTGGTAAACATTAAATTATCCTCTCGTTGCTAGGTAGAAAAAGAACGCAAAGTATAGTACTAAAGCTCCAAACACTATTGTTAATCCTGCTATGGTCAAAAGCTCTATCAATTTTTTTCGTTTCTTTATTCTTTCTTCTTGTTCTAATTGTCTGCGTTTTCTTGCTTCAGCTTGAAACTTAATCCAATCTTGCCAAAGACCAGCACGCCCATAAAGCTGCATAGTTTCACGTAGCTGGTTTTCTTGTTTACGTACCTTTTCAAGTGCCATAAACTCTTCTAAGTCATCGCCAGCACTACCGCCTACCTTATTCCAAAACGAGTTTTTCTTCTTATGCGCTTTTTTCTGAAGAGTATCCTTTGCTGTAACAAAGTCTGTTATAGCTTTACTACAATCAACCAACTCACGTCCATTACTTAGAGTTTGTTTTATAATAGCAAAGGCGGCATTACAAGCTGCTAATTCAGCTAACACCCTTTACTTTCCTTTCCAGAAGAACTCGTATATTTTAAAAGCTAGGTAGATTATTGATAGTACCCCTACAGTTAAAGCCACCCACTCGTTGAGAGCAGGAAGCCATAAGGGGGCAGAAACACCCCCTGTCGCTATTGCTATGTCACTCTGGTTCATCTACTCACACTCCCTATGTCTGTATGTTAACTTTAGTGTGATTAATAAGTTGATAGCTTGAACCAGTGTCATTGGTTTCAAACTCTAGGAAGTGCCTATATCCTCTATCAAGATACTTATGATGCCCTGTAAAAGATGTTGAAAATGTTGGAAGATATCTTGTGCCACGCTCAATCATCATATATCTATCTGACCAAAACATTCTATCCATGCTTATGGCTCTCCAGTTGTTTGAGCCTAAGTATGTGTTACCATCAAATCCGATAGTAAAATATTTTGTCTGGCTAACTGTTGCAGTAGAAATTAATGAGAAAGCAGAAGGTAAACTCAAAGTGTACACAGCATTTCCATTTGCATTAGATGCAGCAACAAAAGCCGTGTTTCCATCAGCACTAAATTCCAAAAACCCAATGAAATTAGTCACACTTGTAGTGTTTAACAAATTATTCGTAGGCGTAAAACCAGCATATGTACCAGTAGAAACATCAAACGCTGTGCTTAAATCCCACCTGTCAATTCCATCACCTGTTGAACCAGATACAAACAAAATTGTACCATTATTCGCAAATCGCATTGTGTATGGGTTTGTTTCTTGTCCACCAACATAAAGGTCAGAATTAGAATAACTCAAAGTGCTAATATCATACGCTGTAGACATAGTAAATTCTTTGACATCATCTGACGCCCTACAAAGCATGAACATCTTAGTTCCATTAGATTGGATACACATGTCCTCTACGCTTGTAGCTGTTGCATTTAAGGTTCTTTGTACAACAGGGCCAAGTTGAGCTGATGTTTGATTGTTAAGATGAACCGAATAATGAAAAACAGCCGTTGATAAATCAAAAGGTGAAGTTAGGTTATATTGAGATACATGGTCTCCACTAGTGCTTTGAACGTAGTATTTCGTGCCATTAGGATTCCATATACGTGATTCACCAGTACCATCTATGAAATTTGTACTTTGGCTGGCATCTATGCTCCATGTATCGGTGTCGTCTACAGACGATGCACTTGAGTCGTAAGAAGGAATAAAGCTATAAATAAATCTTTTGTTTGCTTCAATTGGTGTTCCAAAAGTAACAGTAGTTGAGCCTGTAAGTGTGCCAGCGTCAAAATAATTATCATCACCACTCAAATCTAAAGTAACATTTCCAGAACTAGCAACAGACGCTCTACTGTGTCCACCGCCACTAGGTGCGTTTGTCAAACGAGCTGCATCAAATGCACCACTTGTAATTTTAGAAGCTGATAAATTTGGTATATCTGATTCAGTAAAACCACCAGAAATAATATCAGCTAAATCTCTTGCTCTAGTCATAATTACTCCTTATGGTTTTGTAGGCCACACAACAGTACGAGGATTGTTGTATGTATTGGTTATGTCACGCAATGCTTGGCGATAAGTTACATAAGCATCTTTGATGGAAGGGGGGACATCTGCCCCCTGCGTCCAATCTGTTTCCGCTAGTTTCTTATCACGTTCTACACGCAACTGTTTCATCGCTCTTTCTGCATCAGTTCCGTCTGCGGCTTCTTCAGCTTGCCTTGCGGCAGTTTCTTCAGCAGTCATTTCAACTTCTGCACCAAGCACCTTTGGATTTATGTCATCAGACATATTATTAAAATCTATTACAAACTTACTCATGTTGCTTGTATCCCATAAACTTCTACCTCTGCTTTAGCAAAGTCACCGCTACTAAAGAAAAACTGTACGCCACCTATGGCTTGAGCATTGCTATTGTTCATCATGCCATAAAAACTGCCACCAGAAGCGTTGTTACTATTATAATGCCCTACAACAAGCCCCTGCATAGTTGGCGGTACTTTTTCAGTGTCTGTGGCTGCAAAGTTTCTATTCTGTAACTTTAAATCAGCTATTACACCCTCAAAGATATCAGAGCCAATACTACTACCTGTTAGTTCCATATAGGTATTGTTATCACTACTTGAATCGCCACCATCTGCGCCACGATAATACGCATAAGTATTAGCCAATGATATTGGATTACCAGAAGTATCAAGATACCTTGCTCTTAAATATACAGCATCGTTCACAGGATGGCAGTTTAGATGAAACACAAAAGTGTCAAATGTTGTTGGTAAGTTATCTATAGTAATGCTTGAAGTTGCTGATGTAATACTTGTTGTATACAAAGCACAATAACCTAGCGTGCCTGCTGAGACATTTGGAAGAGTTACATTGGTGTTCTGTGTAGGTGTTTCCCAAAATAACCTACAGAAATTACTTGTTCCTCTGTGGTCTTCCCAATGTAATATCTGTTCAGATTCAAAGTAAATAAACCTATTAACATCATTTGGATGATACAAACGCATAACATTACTTTGCGCTGCAAGATACAAACTACTGTCTTCTGTAACATTAGTTACATCGTATATATCTGCATATACAGAACCATAGACTTCATCGTTACCACTACTGTCTTTACCGACAAAGTTAATTCTTCCTAAATTATCTCCGTCTGCTGGACTTGAACTATTCCTTTTTAGTTCAAGAATAGGATTAGTAGCAGAACCAGAATTATCGTCATTAATAATAACTCTGTCTGTATTCATCACAACATTACCAGTGCCATCTGGTGTAAGTGTGATATCCTGATTACTTGTACTTACAATAGAATGTGTCTGAACATCCAAATTCCCACCAAGCTGCGGAGTAGTGTCTCCTACCAAATCTGTATTTATACCTGTTAGGTTTGCACCTGAAACTGCTGGTAATGTCGCAGGGAACGTAGCATCAGGAAGTGTTCCTGTAAGATTACCTGCTGGTATAGAAGTAAGATTAGTAGCAGAGGCCGCTGGAAGTGTTGCTGGAAATCTTGCATCAGGTATTGTACCAGATGTTAAGTTTGAAGCACTGATGTTACCTACGTTAAATATTCCATA